AAAATATAAGGAGATTCGCCATCAGATCTTTGTCGCATAACTCCTCCAGGACTATCTTCTAATCCTTCAACATAAGGAGATAAAACAACCATTCTATTTCTTTCAAATACTTCTACCATTTCTTTTAGCCAATCTTGCGTTAACATTAATGCATCGTTATCAATCTTTATAACAATATCATAATTGCCAATCATTTTTATATTTTTAATACACTCATTCCAACCTTTTGCAATGCCTATATTTTCTTTATGCCAAGCGTAATATTTCTTTTTGCAATATCCATTTGTAGTATCCTGCATTGCCAGTAGCCAATCTATTGTACCGTCTGTTGAGCCTTGATCTAAAACAAACCAATCAAAATCATAGCCTGAGATTTTATTTATAGCTTTATACATTTCTTTAGTAAAAGGAAGTCTATTGTATGTCATTGTATAAAGAGCAACTTTTAGAGGCTTTGCCTCTCCTAAAACTGTTTTATCTGAATATATTTTACAATCTGCTGGATTAAAGAAAGTAGCTTTATATCTTCCATACTCATCATATTCTGTATCTTTGTCATATTTCTTGCTGATTGAGTCATCATTCATTGTATATAACTTTAATGTCGGAATTGGAATATGAATGATATTATAACCAGCCTTTGCAAGTCTTAGCCATAAATTCCAGTCTTTAAATCTTGGAACGTTTTCATTCATTCCTCCTACTGCTAAAATTGCATCTCTTTTAATAAACCCGCAGCCAGTAGTAATGTAATTAAACTGTGTTAGTGTTTGTAGACTAAAGTTTAAAGACCAACCTACCGACTTTTTGCCACTACTATCATATATTATATAATCTCCATAAACCATGTCTGCTTTTGTATGCTTCATGTATTTATAGAGTATTTTTGCTGTATCAGGAAACCACTCATCATCATCATCAAGAAATGCTATATACTCTCCTGTCGCATTTTTAAATCCTATATTTTTTGGCAAAGCATCATGGCCTGAATTTTTTTCTGTTTTAAAATATCTTATTCTTTTATCTTTCTTGGTATATTTTCTAACAAGCTTTTCTGTTTGATCTGTGGAACAATCATCTATTATTAGATATTCAAAATCTCCATATGATTGTGCTAATACTGATTTTATTGCACGTTCTAGTTTTTTTGATCTATTGTATGTACTTGTAATTATTGAAATTGTCGGCATAATCCCTGCTTTTATTTATTTAATTTCCCTACATGTGAAGAGGTATTAGTTTGGTAAAGGGCAGGGAAAACAATACCTTGCCTCCACCTCTTCACATCTAGGGAGAGGACTTTTGATCCTCACTCCCTAATATGTTAGGCTAAACTTGCATTAGATTCCAATCTGCAACCACAAGCTTCGTGTAAAATGGCATTTGCCATTACGAAACGATAGCCATAGGTATTATATTGGTTCAATTCTGAAGCTTTGCCAGGTTCATTCATAATAATTTCAAGATCGCCCATTTCAGATTGGCCTAGATAACCAGGACCAAAGATAACTGTTCTATAGATATCGGTGCTTGCTGAACCGGAGTTTAGCAATACTGGAATAGTTGGATCTTCAACGAAGCGCACTCCGTATAATTTACCAATTTCACCAGGAATATCATATTTAACAGTGTCTCTGTATCTTGATACATCTAACCATTTTGTATCTAGCATTAAGTCATATGCAACATCAGGATGTACTAAGCCAACAAAACTACCATCAGGGAAAGTTGGAGCAGAAGACAAGCGTAGTCTGCGGACAACCTTCATAACTTCTGCAATTGTAGCAGTACAAGCCTCTACAACGTCAGAACGATGGACTTTGCCACCAGCATAAACGACATTTGAACCACCTAATGCGGTACTTAATAAGGTATCATTTAACAGTTTTCCAGCATCCTGAGCTAAGTCTTTCATAATTTGTTCCTTGGTTCCATCAATAGCAGTATCCATGAACAAACGTGAGTTCTTAATCAATTTGCCGTATTCTGTTAAAGTACCTGAAACTCTTCTTGCTGCAGAAGAGGTTGCAGAAGGATCAGCACCTTCAGATAAAGATGCGCCTACTGGACTTACTTTGGTTATACCTACCCACCAAACTACCTTACCATTGCCTCTGCCAACTTTGGCTCTAGTAGTTAAGCCTTTTAGAGTATGTGCGGCATATAAGTTTTCAATGAAAAAATCATGCCAATACTGCTTCAAGGCAGATGCGGTGGTGGTAGTTGTACCTACACCAGCCATAGCTATATAAACACTCCCTGTCTAGTGTTGTATTATTAAAGACCCATTGCTTTAAACTTTCTTCGTCTTTCTTCTAGAGAAAGATTGCTAAAGTTTTCTTCTTTTTCTTCATCAGGTCCTTTTTCAACTGAACCCCTACCAGTTTCTGGTTGAATTTGTTTTTTAATTTTTTGTTTTTCTTCGTAATCCCTCATGCCAGCCTCATAAACCGGCTTGATCATACGATCATAGATTTCTGAGTATGACAGTGTAGGATTAGCCCTACCTAGACTTTTTAAAGCTTCTTTATGTCTTGCAGCTTCAGGATTGCTGTCAACATAGTCGTTAATAGCATCTCTTTCTTTCTGCAAGATAATATCTCGCTTTAATTCATTGAGTTCTTTTTTGACTTGTATTGCCTCAAATGAATCTGGCTTTTCAGAACGTAGTTGACGCTCCAATTCAGCCTTTTCTTCTTCAAGAGTGCTTGCATGAGCTTCTATGCGAGCCAAGCGCTCTTGCGTAGCTTTATTTTCTGCCATTATACGTTGATTTTCCTTTGTACTTTCAGAAAACTTTATTCTGTAATCAACTTCTGGCTCTTTAGGAGTGCTACTTCGCTCCTCCGTTCCATTGTCTTCATCTTCCTGGGTTGCCTCTTCTTTGAAGAACTTAGCTTCAGGAGAATTAGGGTCCGGGATAATGTTAACATTTGGAGTTAGGTCTTCGTTGTTCATATATATTTATTGCCGTCCTCTTAAAAAGGGTTTGGCTTAATTTTCTTCTACTTCTTCTTGTAAAAGTTCGTTTTTTAACTCTTCTTTAAAATCAGCTAATGCTTTATATTTTGTCCAATTTTCTAGACTATACTCTTGCTTTAAAAGATCTTCATAATACTTAAGTTTTTCTTCATATAGCGCAAAGCCATCAGATGTTAATAATTCAGCAGCAAGTGCTTTTTTGCTACGTATCATATATTCATATCAACTGAATTAATTGTTATATTTGATTTTACATCTTTGAAGTAATCTGACTGCTTGGCTGCTGCTTCTTTAGCAAATTTTTCAGCCATATAGCGATCTTTAAATCTTTCTACTATTTTACCTGCTGCAGTATCTTCTACAAAGAAGATGCTTCCTTTTTGACTAACTTTAAAACTCATACTTTTTTTATCCGTCCCTTAGAGGGGTTTGGATTTAATACTAAATTTTTGATCCATCTGTATATGAAACCATTTTATTCTGCCCTTTGTTTGTTAGACCTGCTCCTCTAGAATTAAATTGTCTATTACCACCTTGATCTTCTTTTGGAAGATTTGCTAAGACTTCAGCTAAATCACCTTCTTGACCGTTAATACTTTGGTCGTTTTTAGCTTCTTCAAAGAAATATTCTAGATCTGAGAAGCCAGCATTTTCTAGCCACTTCTTATATATCTTAGCTGGCAAATCTGGATATTTTTGCAGTAGTACTTGATCTCTAGATATAATAGCAAGAAAGTCTAGTAATTGCTTTTGACGTATTGCCTTTCCTTCTGTAGCTGCTCTATCTGCTGCTATCTTAACATCATACTTACCTTTAATATCTTTAGGCTTAATTCTAGCAAAGCCCATTTGACGATCATTCTCAAAAATCTTTATTGTCTTTTCTTTTGTTTGAAACTGTATATTTAAATCTGCCAACATTTGCCCTGCTTGAGACATTGCATCTTTAATATTCCCATCAATCATATCTAGTAGTGTTTGAGTGTTTTGCTGTCCTAAAGCTGCTTCTGTTGCGGTGCCACTATCCGAAACTCCCTTTAATAGATTAACAACCATAGATGCTTGCTGATATTCATCATCTAAAAATCTTAACATTTCTATTAATGATTGCTTGATGTCTCCTGTTTCTTCTGCTCTAATATCTGCATTAATATCATTTACTTCAATAATTCCCCCTGGTCTTCTCTGCATTGTCTTAGGATCAATATTAGCTGTCTTTCTCTTAATCCACATCTTATCATTCACTAAAGAAGCGTTGTCAAAAAACTGATTTGCTCCTTTGTTAAATGCTTTTTGTATTTCTATTGTATTTTCTATTGCACCAATATCATATGCCCTATTTGGCAGTGGATTATTCTTAAATTTA